CCTCTTTTTTTTTAAAATATATTTTTTAATTGAATTATATGAATAGATCTTCCCAGTAATCACAAACCCAACTGGCATTTATGCTGTATATAGCCGGAGTTTCATAATCAAGTTCCATTGAATTTATAGGCTCACTCAAGAAGCAAGAAGGTATTCTTATTCTTCTGAAGACATCACCTCTTTTATTAAATATTGATATGGACATAGATCCAACATAATCTGATTTTAGACCCATCGCTCCGGTAAGTGGATTATAGATTAAATCCGACCACTGTCTAAGAATTTTATAAACAGACATAGAATTAGCGTCATTTAAGTTAACCTCAAATTCCATAGAAAGTGTCATATCACTCTGAGAAGGTTCACCACCAGCATATCTTCTGGTAGCAAATTTATATTGCTGATTAACTGTCTGAGCAGGAGCAATATCTACTGCCAATCCAGTTATAGCTTTAACTTGTTGTGCTAGTATACTCTCACCTTTAAAAGTGGTAGCTGAATCAACAATTCCAGATGGTGGATTTATAAGCACCTCAAACTGGTTCAAATAAACCGGTTCGTAATTGTTTATCGCTGCTTTAGAGTTTGTAAAATGTGGTAATCCTGCCATTTTTGTTCTTTATTTTATAAGAATAGATCTTCCCAGTAATCAACCGCCCAAGACATGTCATCAATTTTATATAGATCCGTTGACATGTAGCTTAAATTCATAGCAGTTATAGGTTTAGTAGGAAAACAATCTCTACAAGTTATTCTTCTGTATACATCACCTTGCTTGTTAAAGATTGATATTACGATAGTACCTGTATAATCGTTTTTAAGACCCATAGCACCAGTTAAGGGGTTATAGATTAAATCTGACCATTGTCTTAATGTTTTATGCACATACATTGAATTAGCGTCATTAAGATTGACGGTAAAACTTAAACTCACGTCCATATATGTGTTTTCTGGTTTAGCACCAGCATAGTTTCTTTTAGCAAATTTATACTTTTGTGCTATAACACTAGGGTTTTTATCCAAAGAAAGGCCGGAAACTTTATTAACGTGCTGTAGTAATATCTCACCGCCAGCAACAGCAGCAGGAGGTATAATAGTAACCTCAAACTGGTTTAAATAAACCGGTTCAAACTTGTTTATTCCTGATAGTGAATTTTGAAAATGTGATAATCCTGCCATATCTAATTATATTTATCTTTTGCTTCTAAATATTCGAAAATTTGATTATACAAATTGTACGAATCCTCCAGCTGCGATTCCACCAGTTCTAGTAACAGTAACTCTATTAATGAATTTCTGAATTCCTCTAGCAGGTTCGATTATAACGTCAATTATACCCATATTCATATCGATGATTGCCGGAGTGTTGTTTGATGCATCCATTATAGTTTGGTAAGCATAAATACCACCACCTGCTCTAACACCATCAAGGTAATTATCAACTAATGTTTTAATTTCAAGTCTTATTGAATCGTCATTGAAATCAAATAGGTAGTTAGCTAATATTTCTTGTACGTCGCTTTCTATACTGATTAAAAGATCTCTTACGTGAACTAGGTTGAAAGCTGAGTTAACTTGTTGGTAAGCCGTTTGGTTACCGAAGATAACTACACCAATACCTCTTCTCTTGATGATTGGGTTTATACCGAAAGGCTCTAAATTTCCTCTATCCTCATCGGTAAAGTCATATTCAACTCCTACGATATTTCCTCCACTAATAACTCCTCTTTTTTGACCTGCGATAATTGCATAAGGTTCACCGTTTGCGAATTTTCTAAGGAAGTTATTAGAAACGTATGCTGCTGGTGGAACTTCCACATTTCTATTTGATTCTCTTACAGTAATGAAAGGGGAATAGAAACCACAGAATTTAGATCCATCATCTTCGGTAGGTAAACTGAAAGTATATGTAGGATTAAGCGATAAATTCCCACCGTCCGCGATATAAGCAGTATTTAATTTCGGATATGGATTTGCTGCTGTTGGAGCATCAGTAAATCTAGGATCCGTGCTAGCTCTAAATTGTGCCATCGAAGGGGCATTTATAATAGCAAGAGCTTGTTGTCTTAATTTAGCAAGATTACTAAGTTGGTATTTAGAGTTAGGTAGAATCTGTCCAGCGAAAGTATCTACGATGTATCTAAATGATATAACGTCTTTAGAAGCTAATGTTTTAGCTATATTAGTGTCATACATAACATCAAGAATATCGCTAATTCTAGCATCACTACCGTTAGGTCTATGTGAATCCGTCATTGTGAATCCACTTAAATATGTGAAATCAAACGATCTCGTAAATTGAGATATTGATTGGAATTTTTGAATTCTAAGTCCAACACCTGCAGTATAATAAAGAGCTGGTCTTGCTACTTTTACTCTATATGTTCCAAGAGTTGTTGTCGTAGCAACCGAAGTAACCTTAGCTAATCTGCTTTGTCTGTTACCTGTTACTGGCTCACATATATCAAGGTCAGTAGAAACTACCAAATCTCCCACAGATAGCGGAACATTACCTGAACTATCTTGAGTTATCAAGAATGTCGTAACGTCTATTCTAGTACAGTCGATGAATTGGTTAATGGATCCTTCCTGTGAAATTATATCAAATGCTTGTGCACTTACAGGAAGACCTGCATTATCAGAAGCATAAGTAGCACCAAATGCAGGAACATTTACTATAGTTGCATCGTCTCTATCAACATTACTGAATGTTCTAAGGTATGTCATGTCAAATTGATCCTTATCCACAGTAGTTTCAAATCCTAGATAGCTAAGATTAGTACCTGCAGAGTTTCTCCAAACCAAGTCACCATCCGCAATTCTTGCATATTTATGATCCTGGAATAATGGTGAAGCATTATATCCAACTAGCACATTAGAAACTCCAAGAGGAGCACCAGGTCCAGTAACACCATCAGGTGTAGCTACACTAATAATATCAGTATAATCAGAGTTACCAAATTGATAAGCACCTGTATAGAATGGTTTATTACTTCCAGATGCACCAGTATTATATGATGTTAAGTTATATGTAGGGCTAACCGTTATACCTTGCCCTCTATAGAAAGCGTTATCGAGAGGGTGGGTAAAGAATATTCTTAATTCTCCCGAAACCTCTTTAGTTCCAGTAACCTTCAATTTAACAAGAGAAGCTTCAGAGAATTGATTTAGTAATGCTCCGGTTAAACCCCCTGTATATCCAGAAACTACACCAAGTATAAATTTCTCATCGTTAGATGATGTAACAGATACAAAGCTTTTCAAAGATTCTTTTTGTATAGAGTTATTGAATCCACCAGTAGCACCGGTTAGTCCAGATGTTTGTAAATAATGTAATCCCCCATCGAATGCATTAGGATTATAAGCCGCAAAAGAACTGTTTATTACACCAGCAGTAACACCAGATTCAGTAAGTGTGAAAAGAGTACCAACATTAACACCGGTAGCATAAACTGTAGCACCAGTAGCGCTAACAAATCCAGTTGCCCCAGTTACACCAACAACATTTTGTGAGTATAAGTAGTCAGCAACTAGTACCTGATCATAACTTAAGAAATTAATTCTAGGGGTTGCAAGGTCTCTATCGCCAGTTAATTCATCAATTAAGTGATTACCAACTAAATCTATTTTAGAAGGGTTATTACAAATAGAATCGAATGCAACTTCATCAATCGCACAAAATAAACCGCTTGAAGGCGTGTTATTATTAACTAGTGTTTGTATGTATTGATTAATTCCGTTAAGATCAACAAAGTCGGGTATAATACATCCGGTAACAGAAGTAACTATAGAAACATTAGGTTCCGCAAGGAATGCATCTATTTTACTTTTAACAAATCCATTATTAGTAAAATATCCTCTTCCCGTTCCTCCGAATCTTGGATCTTGGTATCCCCAATATGGATCCAATGCTAAGGCCTGGTAATTTGTCCAGTTTCCATAAACCGCAATTACATCAATAAAGTAATCAGAGATGTAATCGTAAGGGTGCATAAAAGTAGGTACATTATTAGCTCCATACCAATCTATTGCGAATATATCATACCCTTTAAGAGGTTTAGAAGAATCCGTAGATTTCCTAGTTATGATACTCATTGGTGATTTACCTAGATTAGTAAGACTGAATAATTTCCCTTGATCAACAACACTTAATGTTGCAAGGAAGTAATTAGGGTCTGCAAACCAAAATCTCTCCTTATTATAATAAGATGAGTAAAGTCTGTTTGTTACAACACCATTAGATTCCTCTGTATCAACAGAGTATGCTTGATATGTGACCTTATCTGGATTTGCGGTTGCCTCGTCGTCATTTAATCTTAAAAGATTCAATGCAAAAACCGGACCTGTATTTAAACAAGTTAGTATCGATCTCTGAAAGAAAGAACCTTTATTTTCTAGTGATCTGTCTACGTCACCAAAAATAGATATTAGTGTTGTTACGTCAGGAATATAAACCGGTGTATTGAAAGGTCCCTTATTAGAGAATCCAACCACCAATCTAATAGTTTGTGATGTTAGAATCACATTTTGTGATGCGTCGAATTCCAACGTATAAACTCCAGACGCTCTAAACTGCGAGTAGTCTATTTTTACCTTATTTGCCATTATTTTTCAAGATATTTTTGCTTCTAGACTATATATCAAAAAAGAATTAAGAATTATTGAAGAGGATTATTAAAAATGATGCGTTACATTAGTTTATTGAAATCCCCGTAGCTTTTACCGTCCTTGGTAACGGGTCCTCTCGAATCTTCATCTAGGCTCTGCCCGCCTTCCAGCTTCCTGATTATAGCATTCTTATAAGTACTGTCCTCGAGCTCATCGAAAACATCCCCCACTATCTGATTAAAGTCATATCCATCAAATAATCCCGGGAGATTGACCAGAGTCATAGCAACATCGTCGTGCCCGCTCTGACTCGAGTACGTACCTCTATTATTTAAACCGAAAGTAAAAAGTTCGGGAACTGTCCATTTCTTTTCGTTAATTAGTATACGATCACCCTTTATGAGACTTCTCAGCATCTCACAATATTTCATTTTATTCTTTTCGTTGTATTTTATACCAGCTTTTAATACTCTTGCGCTCTCCGTATGTTTAGTAAATAAGAACATCTCATCAAAGAAATCGTCCCTCTGCATAAGTTTATCATATAGAAGCTCACCTTTGAAATTCATCTCCAGTGCTACTTTTACCCGATCAACAGTAAATAACTCCGTGCACATTAGCTGTAAAATTTTTGTAAATTCTTCCAGCTTTATTTCATTATCTCTAAATACACCAACCTGAACTAGTCCAAAGAAATCAGCCTCATCTTCAAATTCTTCTATTCTATCCATGACTTCCATTGGAAGA